TTGGCAAATTTGTAATCGTGTGGTGTGTAGTTTTTGTTCATTGTGCATCCGGATGTTTGTTGATTGCGTGCCAGTTGAATGTTTTGTTTAGGCTCACTTGAGATGATCCGTACAATTCAAGTTTGCATATATCGCAACGCATTGTCCAGTATTTAAATCTGTCATTCTTTGCATCCACTTTGAATGTTCGTTTGACAGATAGTGCAACACCCCACATCACCAGGAATGTGAGTCCTAGTGCTATGAGTATTGCGTGTGCCACTGTTGTAGCTGTGTTCATTAGTTCCATAAATGTCATATCAACCCTGTTTTCTTAGAACATTGTGGCCAAGCGTTCCATCCTTGTTTTTCTTTCAGCTTCTTTGCCATAGCAAATTGGATTTTCCAATGTGCTTCATGTGGTTTGCCTTTACCCCCAACAAATTCCCATGATGCTTGCGAGAATTGAAACAATCCCATGAACTTGCCTGTTGGTGAGATTGCTTTGGGGTTCAGTGATGATTCGCACATAGCAATTGCTTTCCAATCGCTAGGCAAATCTTTTGGTGTGGTTAGTAGTGTCATATACATCAAAATCCCGGAGATGTCCATGGATCATCCTCTGCGCCACCTGCAGCTATAAGTTCAGCTGTTTCATGGCTCTTTGGTATTCCCTGTTTCCATGCTGTAATGTTATCAACAAGATGGCCTGATTGTATGTCATCCAAAAGGGGCTTTACTTCTTCAAATGTCAAATTTGATTCCGGAACAATCTGAGCATCTTTGCGCCTTGATGCGAATTGAACAAAAGCATTTTGTTGACTGGTATCTTTTAGATGCTTTGCGAGTTCGCGTTGTAACCAACCAGACATCTTTGGGGTCGCAATCCTGCGAGGCTTCAGATAAGTAACTGGTTTTTCAACATAAGGCATTTCAGTTGCACCCAATGATTGTTGAACATTTGCTTTGACCATTTCTTCTCGACTTGGTCTTTTGCCTTTAGGTGCAAAATTGAAGTTAGCCAAGGCTCTACCAATTGCAGATGTTTCAGCATTCTCCAAAGCATTGCGAGCATTTACGCCTTTTTGTTCTGTGTGTTCATCAGCTAAGCCAGTGGCAACTTGACGATCACCAACAAACACAATTGCTTTGACAATGTAATGTCCTGCATTGTGTGACACCAGTTCAGTTTCAATTCTTCCATCTTCCTGGTGTTGATCCCAGAATCGTGAAAGTCTTGCTTCAACTGGTTCATAATCTTCTATGTTGAAGAATCCCATTTACTCTCCCTGTTTTATTTTGTTGACTTCTGTTTCATCAAATCTTCTGTGTCCACTTGGAAGCACTGTTGCTTTGATGATCTTTTTGTCTGCCCATCTTTGAATGGTGCGCGCAGATACTTTCAGTTGCTTTGCAACATCCGATGTTTTGAGCATGTATTTATGATAACACTATTTTGACCGACTTGGCCGACTTATTACAAAGGCGTGTTTAGCCCCACTCCTTGCCATCTGCAATGAACTTGCCTTTTGCATTGATCGGTACAAGCTGAGGCACAACATGATTGTCCTGTACATACAAAAGCCCAAAGCCTTGTTGCCAATTAGCAGACTTTTCTTTGATGTATCCTGCACCACTTGAGTTCAAATCCATAAGGTGTCCCACTTCCATACCCCAGATAGTGTTTAAACGGCCACCAAAGCCCCTAGAAGCCTTTGAAATGCCTTGCCTATGGGTATGACCACAAACAACGTTCTCGCCTGTCCTGAGTGCCAAATTTAGCCCTGTAAGGCCTGCTGTGGTGTACATCCTGCCCTCGTCCCCATGACCCATGATTACACCAGGGGCAATGAAGTCCATTGAGCGTTGATAAGTTATTCCTAACTTGTTCAATCCTAAAAGGTTTTCAATCTTTAAAGCTGTAACTGTTTCAAATGCTGGTGCATTCTTGTAAATGTATTTTTCAATTCTTTGGCTGTGATTGGATCGTTGTAGCACAAATGGCTTTTTCTTTGATCCAAGGGCTTCTCTAAATTCGCCCAGGATTCTATGGGTTAAATTAAAGTTCTTTTGGAGTGTTCCCTCAAATTCTTTTCTAGTGCCTTTATTAAATGCACCAAGTTCTGCAACATCGATTTCATCACCTACGCAGAAGATGCCATCAATTTTTGATTCCCATATATAGTCTAAGACTTTTTCAACATTCCTTTTGTGATGGAATGGAATTTGCAAATCTGAAAGTATTAAGTAACGCTTAATGACTTACCTCTTTTTCTTGAGGTCGATTACATCACTCCATATCATATCAGTTTTTGTTTGTAGTTTTGACAAATCAATCTTCATGTCATTTATTTTGTCAGCTAGTGATGATCCACCATTAGGGAACAATGTTTGTTTGATTTTGGTTTGGATCGCTATTAGGCGAATCATCAAGACAAGTATAGTTGCTGACACACTGACAACACCGACTATTTCGTTAATTGTCATTGGCGTTTGTACCAGTCCGGATCATAGTCCGTTCCGTCCTCGAAATCATCATCATCATCCGGTGAATCAGCATACTCAAAATTTATAGATGCAAAATTAATCATTCCGTATGCCTGGTATTCGGGCATCTCTGGTGAAGTAACTGTAATCATCTTCTTGCGCTTGCCGTTGTATGTTTCCAACAAACAAACAAAGCCAGTAACTAATTCACCTTTTGCATGAGCTGCATTCATCACTTGTATAAGTGCATCACCAAACACATCTGGAATTTCAATCTTGTGATCTTCAGACATTTAAATCAACCCCATTCAATTGCGTAGTCCAACCAAGATACTTTGAACCCCAGGCATCTGTCACGCCTGTGTAATAAATTTTTCCTACTGTGTCCTTGACAGGTAAATCAGTACTCCACACATAACCAGGTTTATCAGATTGAATAGCCACATGGCCAAACTTGCCACCTTTCCAGAAGTGAGTTGCCCCTTGAGGTGCTTTCATTGGATCAGTAAATTTGTGCTTCTTAGGTGTGTTATTCCAGGCAATGATTGCGCTTGGATATTTTGCAGGTATTTGCCAGGCTAGGCGACATGTCTTAAGACACATGCCTTTGACTCCACGCTTGCCAGCCATGTGAGCTGTGGCCATCCAAAGAGCTGCGTCTCTGCCAGTCCAGCCTTTAGTGTTCGTCAGCTTCTTTGACATTGACTTTTCCAAATAAGCAATCGCTAGGATTTAACCAGCGAAGAATTACAGGTGCAACGGCACCAATTCCAGCTGATAACAACATCTTTGGATCAGTGACCCCGGCTAAATAACATGCAATCAACCCGGCCAAAAATGAGCGTGCCCAGGATGCTGCTATTGCTTTAAAATTGTTCATAGTATTGCGTTAATTTCTTCTTCAGTTAATCCAAGTTTTTCTAATGCTGACAATCGTGCTGTTTTGCGTGCATCTGCTTCTGCTTTGCGTGCATCTGCTTCGGCTTGGTCTTTTGCGCGTTGTTCTAAAAATGCTTCTTTTTCAGCACCTGTTAATTCAATTCTTTCATCACCTATTTGAACAAAAATTTGTTCTTCTTTAGATTTAGCCATTATTGATTCACCCCAAATACAGAATAGCGTCCAGAAAAAGTACCACTGTCTGGCAATATACTTAATGAATCAAATTGAGTAGTGACATTAAATAAACCGGAACTATTTCTTGTGTCTGTGTCCGTTCCAAAATCTGCAAAAGCACTTGTTTGTAAAAAAGTTTTGTAAGTAGTGTTATTTGGATAGAAAACATTTATTTGAGTTGCAAAACCACTGTCACCAGTAGTACCTGCTTCAAAATAGTTTGCTGCTGTTCCACTTGTTCTTGATGGACCAGCACCTCTATTTGTAAAAACTCCTGACCAATAATAATTACTTGTCGAATTATCTGAACCAGAAGTTCGCAATCTTAGTTTTAACGAAACATCAGCAGATGATACTCCAGATATGTAAATAGAATAATAATCATAAATTGAAGAAAAAGTACCAGCATCTAGACTAACACTTGACACAGCACTAAAAGTTGCTGATTTAATTAAAACCAATCCTGTCTTGTTATCAACTGTGGTTGAAATAGTTCCCATAGCTGTAGCGCCGTCTTTGACCAAATCACTGCTAGATGGGTAAACAATTCCCATTTTTGTTGTAGTAGGCATTATCTAATTAACTCCTAATAAGGCATCTTGCCATCGTAGTGATGGATCTAGTGTATCCCAAGTTTCCCCAGCAAATACATCTTGCCACGCCACAGGCACAGCTGAGAATGTGAAGTCTGAAACATTCAGGGTGAGTCTAGCAGTGAATCTATCTATGTCCCATTGCCAGCCTTCCACATAACCAAAGAATTGATTTGGGTACAAAAGGGCAGGAAAGTCTGTGACAGATACTGGCATACCAAAAAAGACACCGACCAAAGAATTAAGCAAAGATGATGACATTGTTGGTGCATCAATCTGTATTTGAATACCCTGGATAACTGGTGATGGGTAAGCGTTCAAAAGTACTAGACGATCAGCCAAAGTATCGGCATCACCTGAGTTTTTTAAGAATGTTTCAATTGACTGTGTAACTCTGCCGTACTGACTAATCGAGTCAAGTTCCTCAACTTGCATAACATCTTGAGCTGCGCCATAAATAACTCTTACATCGTTGATAATGTCATTTCGGGAAGTGGTCACATTGATGCCATCTGCAAGAATAAAGTTCTTTGAGATGTTCACAAAGCCATTTGCTGTCACATAGTCTGCGCGTGCATCTTGGTCTTGGTAACCGATACCACCGGAAGTAGTTTCATAGATGAATCCTGAGCCTGAGTCAGCAACAATTTGAACATAGTTTAAAGCATTTAAAGGTTCTGGTGCAGCAACGGAACTAAACAGATCATACGTTCCAGGTGTGTCAATTGCTGATATATCAACACCAAGCAAATCTGCCCATGTTTCGGTTGTGTAATCAGTCCACACTTGTGTTGCAGGTAGTTCATTCCATTTAAGGCCAAAAGTGTCAGTGACAACTGAGACAATTCTGTCACCATCTTTTTGTTCGGCATAGCCAACAATGTTTGCTTCTTTAGCTGCAAGTTCTGAAAGCGCACCGGATGCACTGATTTGTGTGATAAAGGTATTTGTTGTTCCAGCATCAAGCACTGAAACTGAAACATCGGTGACTAGCCCTGTGAAGATTGTGGTGTCAACACCGGTGTAATTGTCCAGGGTAACTGTGATTGTGTCAAAGATTTCAACATCTGTGTAAGGCAAATCTAAGAAATCAATTGTGGCAAAGCCTGCTGATGATTGTTGTTGGACATCATCACGACCCATGCTGATTTGCACACCCTCAAGTGTGTAATTAGTAACAGCTGTGCCGTTAATCTTAACTGTGGCATTTGGTGACCAAGGCATGATTATCTGCCTGGAATCATTGGCTTAACAAATTTGTTAACTGTGCCAGCCTTTGCAGCATTGTTGATTGATTTAACAACTGTGTTTGCTTGAGCCTTTGAATTAGTGGCACCAAAGTTGTTGACAATGTTAACTGAATTGAGTGCTCCTTGAGGATTCCCAAAAGCCAGATTGCCCACAGCTTTAACCGGTGCAAATGATGCATCAAGTATTGCGCCACCAATAAATGAGTTGCTTAATCTTTCATATGCTGAGATGGCTGCTTCTATCTTTTCAACAAATCTAGTCATCAAATCAATTAACTTAACCAATGAACTTTCACCTGTACTTGGATCAATATCTAACAATTTAGTAATAGATTCAACAAGTTTTCTTATCTCTTCACCTAACAAATATGCTTGACCCTCAGTAGAGTTCATGTCATAACCAAAAGTTGTAACACCAGTGCCAACATCGTAAAATGCTTTAGTTAATCCTTGTTTTCCACTTCTAGTTAATCCATCAACAAGCCCTTGAATAGCCTCAGACATTGGACCTGCCATAAACTTTGCAACTCGTTCTAATACATCAAGTAATGCAACACCAATTTGCTCTTTGGCTTCATTAACAACAATTTTAATTCGTTCCATACGACCAGCAAAAGTTTCAGCTGCAACAGCTGCTTGACCACCAAAGTTAGCATTTAGTTGCTTAACAATCTCATCAAATGAGACGGCTTCTTCTTTTGTAACTTTAATTGTTTTGCCTTGCTTATCAACAATTTTGTTGTACTTGTCAGATGCATCGGCAGCAGATAACTGAGCCTTTTCCAAAGCATTCTGTGCCTTTTGAATATCCAAAGAATCTGATTTAGCACTGTTCAGTACTTTGTTCAATCGTTCTTGAGCTGAAGCCACACGCAAAGAAGCAGACTCATTGTTCAGCTCTTGTTTTGCCAAATCTTCTTTTGATACTTTTAAAGTCTTAGTTGAAGTCGTTGTGGTCTTAAGTTCAACACCAAGATTCTTTAACGCTTTGAAGTTTCCGTCATATGCCTTTGCCAATATGTTTGAAACTTCTTCAAGAGATTTTCCACTGCCGGCTGCAACATCTAAAGCAAGTGTTTGAAGTTTTTGTGCTTTTTGCAAATCGTTAGTCGAAGTCAACAACCTCTGCAACGATGGCCTTAACTGATCATCCGACACGCCAGTGGCTCTTTGGGTTGCATCAATATAATCTTCTGTGGCTGCAATCTGTTCATCGGTTGCTTTTGTTGTATTGCGTAAAGTTTGAGCCAGGGATGCTTGGGCTTTTTCATCTTCAATAGCTGCTTTGACAGCTGAAACACCAATCGCAAATGCTGCTGTTCCAACAGCTGTGGCAAGTCCTAAAAATGCTTTTGCTGCGTTTGCAACAACCTTGTCAACCTTGTTTGTAAAGTTTTGTGTGTCATCTTGGGCTTTGTTTAAGCCTGTGCTGAATTGCGCTGTGTCTGCAAGTAATTGCAGTTTGAGGGTTCTAATGTCTGCCATTTTAAATCCTTTCGCGCCATTCTCGTCTTATTCTATCAACTTCATCAACCCATCGTTTGGTTATATAAGGTTGCAATGCTTTGAGTGTTGGGAAGATAAAGTAACCTGCGTTACCTCTGCCCTCGCGTGGTGATCGTGGTTGAAATTGTTTGTATCCGGTGTACTGACCAGATTTTCTTTTGCGTGGCTTGTTTTGGTAAGCACCAAATTCAACACCTAAAGCAATTGCACCAACTGGTGTTCCATTTGCAAGTTTTGGATTATCGCCACCAATGCTGATAACTGGCCCTCGTTTAAAACTGTTTGAAACTTTAATTGATCTTGCAAGTGCTTGACCTTGAGGTGTTGATTGCAATGCTGAACCAATAGAAGATGCAGCATCATTAGCAATGTCTCTAGCTGTTTTTTTCATATCTTCTTTGGCAATATCATCCATGTTTTTAAATGTTCTTAATATGGCTTTAATATCAGCATCAGCAATTTTAATTTCAAAAGGTCTAGTTGCCATGATATTTATTCACCACATCTGCAATCGTTGATACCTGCTCGGCCGAAAGCGTTTTGAACTCTGACAATGGCTGGCGCGAAACAATTGCCAGTTCTATCAAAGTTCTTTCGATGCTTCCGGCTGTGTAAAATTTGTTGTTGCAAAGTCCTTTGAATTGATGTGAACAACTTGTGATCGCCAATCTTCAAACTTGCCAACTGGCTTGTCACTGATTCGCTTTTGCATTTGGTATGCGAGCCAGAATTGTTGTTCGATGCTTGGTGGCAATTCTCGTTTGAACAGCTCAAGAAAAGTTGTTTCAGTTTCTTTTTCAGCTTGTGCGATTTCCCATGGAATAGTCCACTCTTCGTAAAACTTTCCATTTGCAAGCGTCCATTCTATTTGTATTTTAAACATTTAAGGTGACCCCTGTCGGTAGGTTAAGCTATTGCTACTGCGCGAATTGGCATTGATACGGAAACAGTTAATGCGTCCGGTGCAGCGCCACCAAAATCTGGTC